CACATTTATTCGGTTGACATTTATTAGATTATAGTATATACTTATAGCAAGAGCATGATAAGGAGGTGTTTTTGTGTCTAATAGATATACCAAGATAAGTAAAAAGCTGATGCAGGCGCTTAATACGAGCGGACATAGGCTTACTTATTCCAATAAGCAGTTTGTAGGCCGAACTGGACAGACCATAAACCTACATTCTATTAGCAGAGCCACTTGGGACCCTGATAAAGAAAGGTATAATCACGAGGAGCTTTACAGTTCCGCCTCTATGATTAGAATTGTATTCTTTCTTAGGGATATGTGGTACGAGCATAACGGCTGGGAGTTGCCTACAGACCAAGAGATGTGGAATAAATTGAGGGAGGAGTTGAAAGACGGTGGGAAGTACGGGTCACGGAATATATCAGAGGAGTAATACAGGTAATGTCAATAATGAGGTTTTTGGTATCGCCCGAGCCGTAAATTTCAAAGGCAGAGTACCAGCTAACAGCGGACTTGAAACTCCGGGCGACAATAAAGTAACTCTAAAGCTACCTACAATTACGGGAGATAGTGTTATATTTCAGTTCAAGCTGAACAAGCCGGGCGATAAAATGACCATTATAGGCTATAAAGATGGTGTGCCGGAAGTTAAAAGCAAGGTTGTAGTTGACAGCACACTACCTTCTTTAGATAAAGTTATTGCGAGCGGCAGTAAATCTGAAAAGGTTAATGCGGTGAGAATGAAAGACCTGTTCGCCAAGTCTACCAATGTCAAGGAATATCAGCTTGCCGCCATTGCAAATAAATTACTACAGCATAAGAGAAAAAGGAGGGAGAATTAATGGATAAGTTGAAAAAAGTCAAGTATAAGGACTATGCAGACTTTATAGCGAAAGTAGGTCATGGTAGACTCGATGGCGTAAGTGTTACAAAAGACGGCTATCCTCTATCTGTCAAAGAGGAGAAGTTTATATCACTTTTTATAGTTAAAGGAGATATTTTTCAAGCCTTGAGGGAATCGGGGCTTACAATGTCGGATATCGCCAGTAAAGACTATTTGATTGACGAAATTCGTTGGCGCCTCGAGGCTTTGAGGAAAGAGACCATAGCAGACGCCGATGAGATTTTACAGTACTTTACAAGAGTTATGAGAGGGGAGGTCAAAGACCAGTTTGGCTTGGACGCCCCGCTGTCTGAAAGAACTTCTGCGGCTAAAGAGTTGGCAAAGCGGGTTATTGATGTAGAGAAAGACGCCGAGGCTGTGGTGCCTGAAATTAAAATAACCTTGAATTGGAGTAATAGTGGCACGGAATAAACGTCAAGAGGCCGCGGCGGACATTGAGATAAGTATTGACCTGTCGAAAACCATAATACCTATGTATGAGGAAACTCTTAGGAGCATACTCAATCACGATTTTGTGCATTATCTTCTGGCCGGTGGCAGAGGCTCAACAAAGTCCTCATTTATCTCTTTAGCAATTCCCCTTATATTATTTAGTAACCCAGATGTTCACGCCCTTATATTCAGAAAAGTCGGCAATACCATAAAGAATAGTGTATGGTCACAGACTGTATGGGCGATTGATAAGTTAGGCTTAACGCCCTTATTTCACATTCCACGCAGTATAGCCAATCCCATAGTATTAAAGCATACAGGACAACAGCTATTATTCTTCGGCTTGGATGACCCGAACAAAGTTAAGTCTGTTAAGCTGCCATTCGGCTATATAGGCATAACTTGGTTTAACTAAAACTCAGACCAAGTAAAACTCTCTGAATTCGGTGAAACCCCTATTAAATAAATAGGGCAACACCGAGCCAAGACTATTGACAATTAGACCCAGATGTGTTAGTGGTAAAACTTATAATTTCAATAGTAAGGTGTAACGACTATCGAAAGCATATCCTAAAAGAAATATTTAGGAGAAGAAGCGAGTAGAGTAGGGTGCAAGTGTGCCCGAAGCGGAGAGGATTGTATAATTGGTAAAAGATTATACAATTATGATATAGTCTGCTCTTATTAGTAATAATAAGAATTTGTATGGAAACGATACAAATGCAACAAATTTGTGAGGAATTGGACCAGTATGCGGGAGAGAAAGAAATACGAAAAGTACTTCAATCCACAATGCGTGGAGGCAAGAAATTCTGGGACTTTCGCTCTTTTAACCCCCCTATAAGCAATATGAACTGGGCTAATCAACATCTTATAGACGCCCTTGGCCGGGAAGATACTCTTGTAGTAAAGAATACATATTTAGATGTGCCCGAGGAGTGGCTTGGAGAGGCTTTTATAGATGAGGCGCAGGCGCTGAAAGAGATAAACCCAAAAGCCTACGAGCATGAGTATTTAGGCATACCAGTCGGCACAGGTGGTAATGTGTTTGAAAATGTCAAGCCTTTGAGAATGTCAGATGAGGAGATAAGCACCTTTGATAGAATTTATAATGGCTTGGACTGGGGATGGTTTCCTGACCCGTTCGCATTTAATAAAATGCACTTTGATACCGCCCGCAGGACTTTATACATATTTGCAGAATATAGAGCCACCAAAGAGAGTAACCGAACCACCTTTGACGCCTTGTACACAAAGACAAAGCTATATGACGATGAATATATCAAACGATGTATCGAGGCGGGCATTGGTCCGCAAGTACAGAGACCATTCTTACTGCCTGACGAGATTGTGACGGCTGATAGTGCGGAGCCTAAGTCCATATCAGACTACAAGTCATACGGCGGCTTTGGTTGCAGACCTGCCGAGAAAGGTCCAGATAGCGTAAACTATTCCATGAAGTGGCTACAATCCCTCAATGCCATCTATATAGACCCCGTACGGTGTCCTAACACGCTGTCGGAGTTTGTGCAGTATGAGTATGAGCGGGATAAAGACGGAGAAATACTTAGCGGATATCCGGACGCAAATAATCATCACATAGACGCCACGAGATACGCATTAGAGAGGCTGTGGAGACGACGTGGCCAATAATATAAAGGGGCGATAAAATGAATTTATGGCAGAGAATAAAGGAGATTGTGAAAAAGATGGTACCTAAACATAGCATAGAGAGTGTATTGCAAGTAACTCCTGCGGTGTCGGATATAATGTCCGAATCTATACGGCTGTGGTCGGACTTGTATGTAGGACGTGCTCCTTGGCTGAGAGAGCCTACTTATGACAATCCGACAAGAGTGGTTTCTTTAGGCATACCGGCACTTCTTGCGAGCGAGAAGGCCCGCATGGTAACCTTAGAAATGAAAAGTGTTATAACACAGGCAGCCCAGGATGAAAATGCGAAAACACCTCTCGGGCAATCGGGTCAAACTACGACCTCACAGACGAAAGAGGTTCCAGCGGAGGCTAAGAGGGCAGACTTTCTCAATAGACAGTATTATAAAGTGCTGAAGCAGATACGCAGACAGTTAGAGTACGGCATAGCAAAGGGAGGCTTAGTGATAAAGCCCTACATAGTACGATATCCTAAAAGAAATACTGCAGGCACATTAAGCTACGACAGTAAGCTGGACAAGGCAGAAATTGAATTTGACTTTATACAGGCTGATAGATTTTTCCCACTGGCGTTTGATTCCAACGGCAAAGTTATAGAGGCTGCATTTGTACAGACAAAGGCTGATAAGGCTGCTGAAAAGGTATATGTGAGGCTGGAACATCACAAACTTGTGCATAGAGAGGTTACTGTGAACAATCTGGCATTTGAAAGTACGGATATGAGCCTTGCCAGTGCAGATATAAGAACCACCTCTAATCTTGGCAATCCTATAAGTTTAGCTAATGTACCGGAGTGGGCTTCTTTGCAGCCTACAACAGTAATAAGCGGAGTAGATAGACTTCTATTTGCATACTTCAGAATGCCCGACGCCAATACGATAGACCCATACTCTCCTCTCGGCGTATCTGGTTACAGCAGGGTTATTCAGCTAATAAAAGACGCCGATATGCAGTATAGCCGACTTCTTTGGGAATTTGAGGGCGGAGAACTTGCGATAGAGGTTGATAGGGATGCTTTGAGGGACACTACAGACCACAGAGGCAGACCGAGGACAGAGATACCTCAAACACAGCAGAGGCTATTCAGAAAGATAGACCTCAACTCCGAGGATACCTATAAAGTATTCTCCCCGCCGCTTAGAGATACTTCTTTAATCAGAGGACTTAATACAATACTGATTAGAATTGAGGACGCCACAGGGGTTAGCCGCGGCACACTGTCAGAAGTAACTACGCAAGAGGCCAAAACGGCTACCGAGCTGAAAATACTCAAACAAAGAAGCTACGCAACCAATGCCGATATTCAGGCAGCCTTGCAAGAAGCCCTTGAGGACTTAGTGTATGTAATGGATGTGTATTGCACCTTGTATGATTTAGCTCCTCCAGGCGAGTATGAAATATCCTTCGAGTGGGATGATAGTATTATTGTAGACAACGAGAGCGAACTCTCCAAGAGAATTACCCTCATGCAGAATGGGCTTGCAAGCAAGCTGGAGACCCGAATGTGGTATTACGGAGAAACAGCAGCCCAAGCACGAGCAGCCTTGGATATTGTAGACGAAGAGGCCGCAGACGCCGCCGAGAGAAAAGCCAAAGCAGACGCCAAGGCCGCAGAAATACTGAATAAAAATGCAGAGAGTGGCGACAATACAGACCCGTCAGACACAACACACGAGAAGAAAAGCACAGGTAAACAGGCGGACAGTTTAGACAATCCCGACAAAAGTAAGGTTGTAGATGCTGTGAAGGGAAAAGATGAGTGAACTACCCTCGACTAAAGTCACGAGTGTTCTTGTAACAATAATAAAACGAAGGAGCAATAAATGGCGAGACCAACACAAAATCTGCCAAAATGTGTTGCTGTTGACTTTGACGGTACATTGGCGGTGACAAGATACCCAAAAATTATTCGTCCCAAAAAGTATATGATAAATAAGATAAAACGCATGAAGAGGCGCGGGTGGAAAGTTGTTCTCAACACTTGCAGAACAGGCAAAGAATTGAGAGTGGCAACAGCTTATTGTGCCATACACGGTTTGTTTTTTGATGCGGTTAATGAAAATCTGCCCGAACGCATATCCGCTTTTGGTGGTGATTGCAGGAAGATTTCATGCGATATATTTTACGACGATAAAGCAAGGAGGGTATGGTAGTGGACAGAAAAGAGTGTTTAGACGCGGCGAAACAGTGCGTGTGTAGCGACCGCGACCAACAATGAGCCGCT